CGGCAGAATCCGCCAGTCCGGTGTTGTTTGATTTGCACGAGATCGTACTCAAAGACCAAAAAACTGCCGAAATGTTTACCGGCGAGCCGCTCTCGGAGTGCGAAAAAGGCAAATACGGCCTAAGCTGCGCGTACAAAAAAGGCGATACAGAGCTGGAGATTGTCTATATCAACGGCCGCGCCGACTGGATTACCCTGCGCGACCCGCGCTTTAAGGTGTCGGATGTGCCGCAGCAGCTGGGCTATACCTACGAAAAATCCACCGCGATGTCCAAAGAGGTAACCCGCTACGACAAACGCTACGGCTTGGAGAGCATGTCGGTATTTACGCAAGGCATGACTGTCGATTACGTCTATATCAAGGCAAAAACGCCGTAATTGCCGCAATAAAAAAAAAGCCGCCCTGAATCGGGCGGCCTTTTGCATTAGCGCGAGCAGATTTTTTTAGACTGGCTGATGCTGCCGTCTTGGCACAAAAATTTGCCGTCTTGGGTGCAGGCTTTCACACCGCCTTTTTTGCCGGAGCAGGGATAGTTTCTCGCCATCACGGGAGCGGAGACTAGGGCGGCAGCCAATGCCGCCAACAGCAGTTTTTTCATGTTTGTTTCCTTTTTTTGGTTAAACGGAAACAAAAGATAACACAATTTAACAAATATAGGAATCAGGCAGCCTTTCAGGCTGTCTTTTTTGTTGGAGTTTTGCCATGTCCGCAGCGCGCACCGAAATTGAAGTAACGGTATTGGACAGAGCCAGCGGCGCACTGCGCCGTATCCGCGACCGCCTGGGCAATCTCAACGACGGCCGCGTCGGCCGCGCAATGGCCGCGGTATCGCGCTCGGTCAAGCAGGCAATACCGGTATTTGCCGCCTATGGCGCGGCAGCGGCCGCCGGTATCGGCGGCGCGGCGTATTTTGCCAAAGAAGTAATGGAAACAGGGGCTTCTTTCGAGCGCTACCGCACCATTCTCACCACGCTTGAGGGCGGCAGCGAAAAAGCCAAAAAGTCGATGGAGTGGATCTCCGACTTTGCCGCCAAAACGCCATACGAAGTCAACGAAGTAACCGATGCCTTTATCAAATTAAAGGCTTACGGCATGGATCCGATGAAAGACGGCCTGCTCAACTCGCTGGGCGATACCGCAGCAGCAATGGGCAAGCCGGTGATGCAGGTGGTCGAAGCGATTGCTGACGCGGTAACCGGCGAAAACGAGCGATTAAAAGAGTTTGGTATCAAAGCCTCGAAAATCAAAGGCAAAAACGAAATCGTTTACAGCTATACCGACAAAGACGGCAAGCAGCGCAGCGCCAAAGCCGCCGCCGACAACCGCGAACAAATCCAAAAAACCCTGCAGACCATCTGGAACGAAAAGTACGGCGGAGCGATGGACAAGCTCTCCGGCACTTGGGAAGGGATGATCTCCAACCTATCCGACCAGTGGGAGCGCCTGAAGCTGCTGATTGCCGATAGCGGCGTGTTTGAGTTTTTAAAAGGCAAGCTCGAAGGCTTTTTGGACAAAGTAAACCGCATGGCCGAAGACGGCAGCCTGCAGAAGCTTGCCGAAGACATCGGCGCCAAGATGGTCAAAGGGATTGAGCGCCTGTGGGAAATGGGCGGCCGCCTGTACGACCGCTTTGTGCAGGTAAACGAGTTTTTCGGCGGCTTTGAAAACACCATGACTGCCGTGGCCGTGGTGCTGTCGCTGCCGCTGGTGGCGGCAATCGCCAATATCGGCATCGCCGTCGGCTCGCTGGCAACGGCACTGGTGGGGGCGATTCCCGGCATCACGGCATTTGGCGCGGCGCTGCTGGCCAACCCGATTACTTGGATTGTGGCGGGCATTGTGGCCGGCGCGGCGGCGGCCTATCTGCTATACGAAAACTGGGACACGGTTTCCGGCTGGCTCGGCCGCGTGTGGGATACCATTAAAGACACTTTCGGCGACAGTTTCGATTTTATCGTTGATTTGTTTATGAATTTTACGCCTATCGGGCTGATGATGCAGGCGATGTCGCCGGTGCTCGACTGGGTAACGGAAAACTGGGACAGCATCAAAGAGATTTTTGCATCCGCCTTTGATTTTCTCGTTGATTTGTTTATGAACTTTACGCCCTTGGGCTTGATGATTCAGGCGTTTTCCGGTGTGCTCGCCTACGTTACCGAAAACTGGGACGGCATCAAAAAAGCCGTATCCGACGCACTTGCCAAAATCGGCGGCGTGCTCTCGGGCTTTAACCCGCTGTCGTTTGTCAAAGCGGCGTTTGACCAGCTTAAAGGCTTTGTCGGCAGCGTGTTTGACAGCATTGTCGACAAGGCGCGGCAGGTGCTCAACATCACGCAGGACGTGCAGCAGCAGTCTGCGTCGCTTGCATCGCCGGCCGCGGTGGCTCAGGGTATGTCGATGGCCAGCTCGTATGCGCGGGCGGAAGTCAAATTTGTCAATCCGCCGCCCAACGTGCGTACCCGCGCCACCACCTCCAACAGTCCCGCCATCCGCGCCAATCAGGGGCGCACCAACGCTTAAGGCAAACCGATGACTTGGAAAAACAAACTCCGCCCCGCTTCCTTTCGCGGCGCCGCCTTTGGTGTGGAATCGCACCAGAGCGAACAGGGGCGGCGGGTGGTGGTGCACGAGTACCCCGGCCGCGACACCCCCTACATCGAAGACTTGGGATTAAAAACCGGCACCTTTGCGCTGCGGGCGTTTTGCGTCGGCCGCGACTATATGGATGCACGCGACAAGCTCTTGGCCGCCTGCAACCAGTCCGGCGCGGGGCAGCTGGTGCATCCGTATCTGGGCACGCTGTCGGTGGTCTGCACCGGCATCACTCTGACCGAGAGCGCCGACGAAGGCGGCTTGGCGCGCTTTGATTTGTCTTTTGTCGTTGCCGGCAAAAACCAGTATCCGCAAAGCGCCGAAGATGCCGCCGATACCCTGCTCGAGAGCAGCGACAATCTGGACAGTGCGCTTGAGGAGTGGTTCGGCCGCGTATTTAACGGTAAGGGCGTGCCCGACTGGCTTAATGCCCAAGCCGTCGCCAAGCTCACGGCCAAGCTCGAGGGCATCGACAGCCTAGTGCGCCAAACCGCATCCGGCCGCCAGCCCGAACTGCTGCAGGCGCTCTCCAAGCTCGCTGCGGCGGCAAAAAGCGTCAGCCGTCTGCCGGCCGATCTGGCGGCGCAGGTATTGGGGCTGTTTACCGGCCTTTCCGGCAGTTTTAACCATCCTTTGTCCGGCATTTACGCGCTGACCGGCGTATTTAAAAAGCAGCGCGGCTACCGCGGCGCGCCCCTGGGACCCGACCCGCTGGCCGCACCGGCCTTGCGGCAGGGGCATGCCAACCTGCAGGCGCTTGATGTGCTGTTTGAGACGGCCGCGCTCAATGCGGCGGCGGCCACGGCGGTGCTTGCGCCCGACGATATGCGCTTTTCCGCCCCGCAAAACGGCGGCGATTTTGGCGGCAGTACCGGCGGCATCGGCAGCCGAACCGACGCCAAACCGCGACGCAGCAGCCTGTTTGAGAGCCTCGACGAAGCGGTCGAGGTGCGCACCGGCCTGCTGTCCTGGCTTGATGCACTTGCGCCGGATGTGCCCGACGAAGTGTTTTCCGAGCTGCAGGCGCTGCGCCGTGCCATTGTGCAGGCGGTGCCGGACGCCGAAAACGAGCTGCCGCGCCTGCACGTCCACACCCCGCGCCGCGTGCTGCCGGTGTTGGCGCTGGCCTATACGCTGCACGGCGATGCCGCGCGCGCCTCGGAAATCCTGCGCCACAATCCGGTGCCGCATCCGGGATTTATGCCCGTAGCGCCGCTGCGGATTTTGGGAGACTGATATGTCGCAGATTGTTTTGCAGGTAGGCGGCACCGAGTACGGCGGCTGGACGGCGGTATCGGTCAGCCGCAGCATCGAAACGGTGGCAGGCGCTTTTGACATCTCCTGCACCGAAAACGTCGGCGGCGAAGCGGTCAGATGGCCGCTGCGCCCGCAGCAGGCGTGCAAGATACTGGTAGACGGCCAAACCGTAATCGACGGCTATATCGACAAGGTCAGCATTGACATATCCGACAGCAGCCACACGATCAGCGTTTCTGGCCGCGACAAAACCGGCGACTTGGTGGACTGTGCCGCCGTGCACACGCCCGCGCAGTGGCGCAACATCAAGCTCTTGGATTTGGTTAAGACGCTGGCCGCGCCGTTTGGCATCGACGTGGTGCTGGAAACCGCTGCTGACAAGCCGCTGGCCGTTTTTAAACTCGAGCCCGCCGAAACCGCCTTTGCCGCCATCGACCGCGCCTGCAAACTTTGCGGCGTGCTGGCGGTGCAGGCGCGCGGGGCTTTGGTCTTGACCCATGTCGGCAGCGCCAAAACCGATACGCCGCTGGTTTACGGCGGCAACATCAAATCGGCCACTGCCGATTTTGATTTTTCCGACCGCTACTCCAGCTATACCGTTTCCGGGCAGCGTGCCGGCAACGACAGCGACCACGGCAAAACCGCCGCCCACGTCAAAGAGGAGGCCAAAGACGGCGGCATTGCCCGCTATCGGCCCTATGTCAAACAGGCAGACGGCCAGGCCACCGCCGCCGTGGCGCGGCGGCAGGCCGAATGGGAGATGCAGGTGCGTGCCGCCCGCAGCACCACGCTCTCCTGCACCGTTGCCGGCTGGACGCAGCAGGGCGGCCGTGTGTGGGAAATCAACCAGTTGGCCGACGTCGATGCCGAGATACTCGGCGTCTCCGGCCAGATGCTGGTTGCCGCCATCGAGTACGGCTACGACGACGGCGGCGAAATCAGCAAAATCGAACTCAAGCGCCCCGATGCGTTTTTGCCCGACCCGAAAGAAGTCGAGAAAGCCGCCGGCAAGCCGGAGAAAGACAAAAAAGCCGCCAAAGCCAAAACCGCCAAGGCCGGCAAGCGCAAAAAAGCCGGCGGCAAGGCCGCCAAACAGGGCGGCGGAAACGCGGCAGACGGCGCTTGGGAATTGGCGAAAAACAGCGACGGCTCTTACACAGTAGGCAACCGCAAAAAATGATTGAAAAACTTAAAGCCATGATCGGCCGCTGCATCATTGCCGCCGTATCCGACAAATCCAAAACCCAAACCCTGCAAATCGAAGCCTTTGCCGGCGACATCCACGACGAAGTCGAGCGGCTGCAGCAGTTTGGCTTTAGCGGTGTGCCGCTGGACGGTGCCGAAGGCATCGTGCTGTTTGTGGCCGGCAACCACGACCATCCGGTGGTGATTTGCGCCGAAAATCGCAGTCTGCGCGTGCGCAATCTCAAGGCCGGCGAAAGCGCACAGTACAACAGCAGCGGGCACAAAATCGTGCTCTATCACGACCGCTGCGAAATCACCACGCCGCGCTTTGTCGTCGATGCCGCCACCGAAGCCGTTATCAAAGCGCCGCTGATTGAATTGGACGGCGAAGTGGTCGGCACCAAGTCCGCCGTATTTGCCGGCAATGTGGCCGACAAGGGCGGCAGCCATACCATGCAGGGCATGCGCACCACCTACAACGGCCACACCCACCACGAGAACGATGTCAACGGCGAAACCGCCGCGCCGACGCAGCAGATGTGAGGACAATATGCTAGGACTGGCCCCGACCGAAAGCGGCAGCGTGCTGCTGCTGGATGACAAAGACTGGCTGCGCTCGGCGGTGTGGCTGTCGCTGGGAACCGACGCGCGCGCCGCAGACGACGACCCGCTGCCGGAAAACGCCGACAAGCGCGGCTGGTGGGCGGACAGCTACCGGGC